GCTTGAGCAGCCACTTTCCGGCCTGCATCAGCTTGTCGATCAAGGCTGGGCGGCTCATCGTGCGCCTCTTTCAAGGCGACAGTACTGGCAAGACTGACTGTTTAAAAAAATATGATGCTTTTTCATATTGTTATCTCCTATTTCTTGACAATTATCTGAAACTCGTCGCCCTTATCCGCATCGAAAAGCAACTGTATGGAATTACTCGTAGTTCCATTGCTCCCCACCTCGTTGTACTGCTTGCCGGGTGCCAGCAGCAGACCCAGCCAATACAGTCTGAAGCTCTTGGAGCCCACCACGTAGGTAACGCCAGAGGGCAAGGTCAGATTGCCGTTGGCGGCGACCGCCGCCGAAAGCGTCCATGCGGCGCGGCTGATGACGTGGAGGCTTTCGACCTTGGCTTCCAGCCCCAGAAAGTCGCCTCTGGTGACGTAGCCCGCATCAGGCAGCTCGATGGTAAGATCGGCGTCCGTGCTCTGGATGATGGGGATGGTCAGCTCATGCGTTATGGTCTGGCCGTCCTGCGGCAACACTTTGTAGTAGCGACCGTGGTTGGCGTAAGCGTAAAGGACTTCAGCGCTTTCACCTTCCAAGTGGCCGATGACGCCCAACTCGTATATCCACCAACCGCCAACATCGGCGGGGATGGTGGCGTGCAGCAAGGTGATTTTGGGATCATTTTTGTCTCGGCTGCGCGAATCTATGGGACGACGATGTACCTCATGCACAAGTTTCGTCACGGTGGGATTAGGCGTGACCTCAGCCAAGTTGGCGTCGCCAATGGCGATATGGGTCAGGATGACACCCTTGCCCGTGGCGAGAGCGCGGGCCTCAAGCGCGGCCCCCGCGTCTGTAAGTACGGCATAGTACTGACTGGCCATGATAGCTCCCTATGCGGCGCGTGCCGCAAGTACGGATGAGGTTATCCCGGTCACGCCCATGGCCGTGCGGCGGCGTAGGACGGAAGGGGCAGGCGGAGGAAAGAGGATATAACTGCGGCTCTGGGTAAGGCTCCGCAGCCCCACGCCCACGCGCAATTCCAGTGGAATAGTTATATCCGTAATAAAATATTCGATTTTTGAACGGGCTGGCTTGTATTCGTTGGCCAGCCACCACGCCAGCTGCGAGGCGTCCGGGCCGAAGGGTGTATCGTTCACGTCGATGCGCACTCGGAAGTGCGCCCAAAGCTCCGGGAGCGAAGCAGGCAAAATCGCGGCTATAAATGCGTTTTCGAGATAGATGCGCTCCACGCCGCGCACTTTGCCGCCAAGCATGTGCCAGACGTAGGCATTGATCACGCGCTGCTTGTAGAGCTCGTCCGTATCGATACGGGTTTTCGGGATTCCCCGGCTTTCGCCGTAGCCGACGATCATGTCCTCTTTAGAGGTAACGGGCGTCCACTGGCGGCGCAGCCACAGGATATCGTCGCGTACGTCGTCCATGTACAGCGCCAGTCCTTTAACCAAGGCGGACAGAGGCCCCGGCGAAAAAATGCCGGGCCAGTTCAGCCGATCATGAAAATACTGCCAGAACGGGCTTGCCATAAAAGTCCCCACCCTTATGCCTGCTCAACCCAATCGATCCGCAGATCCAGCTCGGCAAGAACAGGCAACGCGTCCGGCGCGATAACGATGTCTCCGGACGGGCTTTCCCATCGGATGCGCTTCACGTTGGAGATATTGATAATACCGGAGGCCAGCCGATCCCTTACAACATCTTTGCCAAGCGAGAAGCGTGGGATGCCGTCGCTCTCGCTGCCAAAGGAGAACATCTTCCGTATCGTGGCTTCAGCCTGTGCCTTGATGGCCTTTTCGTCGCCGGACAGGATTTCCAGCACAGCCTTGACGGTGATATTGACGGGTGTGGGGGCTTTGACCTGAAGATCATGGTTGATGACGATGGCGTCTTCGAGCGCCTCGCGCACTTTTTCCAGCAGCTTCGCCGTGGGTATGCCCGCGCTGCCCTGAACAACGACATCGACCGTCCCCTCACCGCGTGGATGCTGGTCGGACACGTACACGGCGATCACGCCGGGCACGGACAGCGCCGCCTTTTCGTAAGCCGCACGCGTGATGCCCGCCTGACTTTTCCATGCCAGCGTATAGCGGAGCTGTAAACCGGCGTCGCCTTCCTCGTCCGCGCCTTCTTCCGTCAGCCAGTCGACGGCATTGGTGACGCCGCCGATACCGATCACCGGGGTCACCAGCTCGCATATCTGTCCAGCGCCCGCATTGGAGCCTTGACCGTACTCCTCCGCCGTCACAGGGACGGACACGGATGCCGCCCCCTCCGGCAGTACGACAAGTTCTTCAGTCGCATAGCGGAAGATATTCCCCGCGCCGTCCGTCTTTGTCCGCAAAATGCGCCCACTGGGAACCCGAATATTTC